TTGATGAGTGCCATTGTATTTTCTCCTTGTTACATATCCACCCAAGTTGAGCCGTTGAGGCACTTTTTGAACTTCTGTTCTGTGCCGTTGAAGTAGATGCGCCCTGCGGCGGCAGTAGGTATAGCGGTCGGGGATGCGAGTTGCGCGAAGGTCGAGATAGCCACACTTCCGTTCACCTGCAACTTGTTCGTGCCGTCGTCGGTCTTGGTGCCGATGAGGAGATTGCCGCCGTAGGTGAGGCGCATCCGCTCGATACTGCTGCCTGTGGACCATACATGAAGCCCCCCGGAAGCAGTATCACCAGCTCGATATATTATCCATCCTTCTTGCGAGCTGTATTCATTGCCGACTGTGTATATCGTCCCGCCGCGACTGGGTCCATAATCTCCTCCGCCGGAAATGCCCACATAGCCGTTGTCAGCCCCATTGCTCGTCGATTGCAGGATGCCGTAGTTGCCCGAGAATTTCAGGCTCCCCGTCATCGCCCGCGAGCCGTTGAGGCGCAGGAGGAGGGCGTCGGAGGCGTTGGCGGCCGACATGGCGGATGCAAGTTCGGAGTCGCGGGCAATCGTCGAGGCGATGTTCGCGTCCGCCACCGTCCCTGAATCAATCACGGACCCTGAGATATGATTCGAGGCGTCTGTAAGAGTCTTGTTGGTAAGCGCCTGCGTATTCGTGGTACCGACGACTGCCCCCGTGGCTCCATGCGTAGCCGTAAGCCCTGCATGGGTAGCCACCGCTCCGGCGGGCTCGGCTTCCGCCTTGCTGAATACTTCAAGAGCGGCACGGAAGGCGGCCGCCGTGCCCGAAGAGAGCCCCGCCCCATTTTCCCGCACGACGGCATATCCATCGTAATCGGTTGGATTGATCCGGCGAATGGCTCCGAAGTCGCGGGCAGGGTTGAGCGCGAAATCGGTGGCGAAGGAGGGGGCGCAAAGCATCAGAGCCGTGTAAATGCCGAGGAACCAGGCAAAGCGAGTGTTCTTCATGTTTATTTCCCCTGGAAGATGACAATCGGAGTGGCTTCGGAGGCATAGAAGGCCACCGGAACCGAGTCAGTCAGTCTTTGATACCATACCTCGCCCGCATACAGCACCAAGTTCGCGGGACCGGAGGAGGCCACCAGACCATTGGGGTAGATGTGGATGCTCTTCAGCTCATCAATGTTCTGGATGCCCACGTAGGTGCGGCCCGAGAGAGGGGCGATCAGAGCACTTGCAGAAGCCATGATGTCGTAGTTCTCTTGGTAATTGGCCGGGTCGAGTTCGGCAGAAACGGAAGCCATGACAGCTTGAAGCGTGGAAGTGATCGAGGCTGTTTCCGTAGCCCCCGTGAATCCTGTGTGGCCCGAGGATTCGAAGTCGAGATCCGACAGTCCGGCGTGACTCAGGGAACCAATACCCGGCACGGACACCCATTCAAGAGCCGTGCCGCCTCCGTTCAACGCAAGCACCTTGCCCCCGTTGCCTGTGTAATCGGGTGAATCGGAGAGCAGATCGAAGGAGAACGAGGCGTTGTTCGGGATCTTCTCGTCCACTTGCGTAGTGCTGTACACGTCGATGTTTGCTCGGGCCGCCGCGGCATTCGTGACCCCGCTCAAGCCGTCCACGTCCGATGCAAGGGCCACACGCAGGCCATTCACCGTAGGCGTGGCGGTGAAATACACATAGTCCCCAAATACTGCCCCGTCCAGCGAGCCGTTCAAGTTGGTCCGTACGTAGATGACCCCCGCCGTAGCGTGCGCTTTGAGCACGTACCCTACCAGCAGGCTGTAATTCGGCGGCGCGGGGAGTGTGGTCGTGAAACTGCCCGCCGTGGAGGCGCTCAGGTAGACCTTGCTGCCCTCGGTCATGCCTTGCGTGTGTAGATCCCTCACTAGGCCCATGGTCGTAGCGTATCCGCTGCCGTCCGGCGGGATGTCGTGCGTGATGACCCCGATAATAGGGCTCGTGATCTTGGAGTCCGCTCGGGCCAGTTTGGCTATGGGGTCTTTCCCCGCGCCGGGCGGGGTCAGGTAGACCACCTGCCCATTGGTCATGGTAGCTACTTCGGCATTCTTTACCCGGACCCAATTTTCCTGCCCGATCTGGAGAATGGGGTCGCTGACCTCGGGGTACAGAGCAAGGCAACCATTGTCCTTGTCCCAGAAGACCCGGCCCTCCCGGTACGCAGGGGCGGCCGTGCTCGTGGCGAAGTCCAGATACGGGGCCGCCACGTTGCTCAGGTCGCGCCGGGCATATGCACCTTCCCTACCGACGTTGAAGGTGAAGTAGGATGGGTAGGATTCTCCGAAGTACAGGGACAGCGTAGATGTGCCGATGAAGCCCCCCGTGCGCTCCCCGTACAGCTTGAAAACTACCCGGTCGGTGGGGCTCCACACCACTTCTGATCCCGCCGTCATCGGGAGAGAGATGAGAGCCGAGGAGCTGGTGGCTACTGTCACCCATGCGCTCGAAGCGATCTGCGTCTCCACTCCTGCCACGGTCCTTTTCCACGCCGTAGCCAAGAGGGCCACATCCAGCAGCCCGCTGCGAGCCCCGGTCAGGAAGCAGGGGTATACCCCCGCTTTTGAGACTGTGATCTCAGGGGTGCCCGAGGCACTGACCTCCGCGAAGAGCTGCATGGGGGTCATGTAGAAGATGTCGTAGGAGGCACTGGCCCCATTGACGGGGTTGGCGTAGGTCTGGAGATACCCGTAACCAGAGATGTCCGACCCGGTAGATGCCTGCTGCACGTAGTATCGGAGCAAGCCCACAGAGCCGACAATGGCATCGTCCGTCTCTGATTTACTGTACACACTGAGATTCGTTCGGGCTCCTGCCGCCGAAGAGGCCCCGGTCCCGCCGTGCGTCACGGGCACGATGCCGTGACCCGATTCGGCATAGAGCAGATGGGTCAGGAGGGCGTGGTCCCAAGTCCACAAGGCCCTCCATGCAGCGCCGTCGCTACGCTTCTCTACGGGCCTGAAAGGGTTCGACAGATCGGTGTACCGCTCACCCAAGGTACCCACAGATGGAACAGCCCCCGTGCTGCTGGCGATGTGGCCGCCACGAATCGCCCAATCCACGATTCCCCGCAAGGAGAGTTCCGCCGGGGCGGAAGGGGTGGCAGCCAGATACCCCGACACCCCGAGTAAAGCGATGAGAAACCACGTGCGGTATTTGCTCATGGAACCACCTTGTATCGGAACGTGATGCCTGCGGCACCCGAGTTGTAGATACGGGCCTGTGTGGAGCTGATGGGCTCAAACCACACATCACCCACCCGCCCATCGGGGTTCATGTTCGTAGACCAGATCACCATGTAGCTCGTGGAGCCCTGATCGGCGAAGTTCAGGAGCGTCCCGGTCGAGCCCCCGAAAGTCGCCTGAGCTGAAGGGGAACCAACGAGGGCCAGCCCGTCCTCCCAGCGTTTCGCATCCGCATCCGAGATGTGCTTATCTTTGGTGGTGTCGGTGCTCGTTACATCGGCCCCAAGGATGCCGGTCAGCAGGGAATGAGCGCGGGTCGGCAGGTCGGCCAACGAGGCGGCGGTCTTGTCGATACTGGCCCACAGGATCGCGAGCAGAGAAGTGTTTTTCAACCGCCGCCACAGTTCAAGACTCCAGCGGTCGAACTCACGGTCCCCTATTTCCGGGGGGCGTCGGATCGAGGGGCCGCTCATACGTCGATGCCCTCGATGTCCTCAACCGCCCCGACAAAGGCAAACGGTGCCGTGTCGGTCTGGACAAATTCATATTGGCGGGTGCGATACCGGCCGCACCGGAACAGCTCGCTCACGGTATTGTATTCGCCCATGTTGCCAAGGGGTAGGCTATGCCAGTTGCCCCACTGGCCATTCTGGTCCCGCCACCGGACCCGAAAGGCCGGGGAGGTCAGATCAGTGACGTAGCCGCGTTTGAGCCGGACCTGCAACCCGAGACAAAGCTTCCAATCGTACGTCTGGTGGCTGATATGGGACGAGCGGAGGCAGAAACGGGCATCCGAGGCTTCCCCGCTCAGAGTGTAGAGATACCCGTCGTCACCAAGCAGCACGTATCCGCTGGAGACCGTCGAGAAAGTAGCAGAATGGACTGGCCAACGGTCATACTGGGCCATCTCGTCGTTCCACACGCCCCACTGGTACCACGCATCCTTCGGGTAGTCATACACAAGAGTGAAGTTGTTGGATCGGCTAGATAACAGCAGGAACCGGCGATTCTGATATTGGAAATGCGATGTGACGAGGTCTGACACGTCCGGCAGATCCCGCAGCAACGTGTTCACGGGCTGACTGACTACTTTGGGGTTGCGGCCGTCGAGCCGGATGAACGCTCGCTCGTGATCCAGCCAGAACCACGTGTTGTCAGCCATGATGACCGAATAGGGGGCGGAACAGCCCCGCTCGATGTACGCCCCCTCCATGCGCTGAAAGGTGCCGGGGGTCTCGCCTGTGTTGTACCAAATCTCCGTGGATCGGGTTCCGAAGAGCAGCAACTCCCGCCACCCTGCATCCAAGGCAACGAGTTTGTCGATGTTCGCGTTGACCGACTCGGAATTGTTCTCGTTCCATTCGCCGGTAGCCACATCTGCCCACCAGAAAAACATCGAGTTCGCCTGATTCGTGAGGACGTGGCCGTCGATCCACGCGAGGTGCGTGGTGGCAGTAGGGGCGGCCACGTCCGTCACGAAGGCAGCCGTGATTCCGTCGGTAGTTACCATCCGGGCTCCCGCGGTCACGTAGACGAGAGTGCCATTCTCCACGAATCGGGCCGGAAGGTGCTGATTCAACGTAACCCCCGTGATGGCCGATACCACCCCCGCCGTAGTCACCTTGTACAGTTTTCCATTGCCCACGGCGATGAAGCACCCGAGAAACTCGGACCAAAAAACCCCCTGCACAGGGGTTTCAATGGCAGAGGTAGAGAAGGCCGTAAGGCCGGGCCGTTTGTACTTGACTCCGGTATCGTCCTCATACCCGTCGTAGAACCGAGCCGCGAGTTTGCCATCGAGCACCGCCTCATCAAAGGAGGGGAAACTGCCCGACGCGAACTCCATGGGAATCTTCGGCATATCAGCCTCCTCAGAAGAACACCAGCGTGAAATCCCCAGATCCAGAGAATCCTGCTCCATACTGGAAGGCCAGGGTGGTCAGGAGCACGAGATTCTCGCTCGGAACGTCTTGCCCATCCACCCGGAGGTCGTGACTGAGCACGCCGGTTTTGGTCAGCGAGTAGACGGCGATGATCGGAGAAGAACCCGAGAGGTAGAAATGAACCAGGATGGCATTGGCCGTGACGTTGAGAGTCTGCCCAGAATAGACCACCCCGGCAAGACCCTTGCCTGCCGATGTCGAGGGGGTGGCATTGGCCCACGCGGTCCCGTTGAACGTGAGCACCTGCCCAGCCGTGGGCGTCGAGATCGCAATATCCGAATGGGTCGAGATTGCGTGGCTGGCGGCTGCAAAGCCCGTGGAGTCCACGCCGTCCAGTTTGTCGGCATCGAGGGTCGAACCGGACCCGTCCACTGTCAGGAGCTTGGCGAGGATGTCGGCCGCAGTGTATGTGGCGGCCGGAAGAGCCGCGTCAGCCTTGGTACCCTGCGCGGCGGTCGCGAACGCGGTCGCTTCGTTGCCGTCGAGTTTGTCGGCATCGAGGCCCGAACCGGTGCCATCCACGGTCTTGAGTTTGGTGAGGATGTCGGCAGCTGTGTAAGTGGCCGTCGTGAGGAAACTGGACGCATGAGAACCGTCGAGCAGATCAGCATCGAGACCCGAAGCCGCACCATCCACGGTCTTGAGCAGCGTGAGAATGGCGGCCGCAGTAAGCGATCCGGGAGCATCCCCGGCATTCAGCCCTGTGATGGTCTCGACCGAGGCCCCCGTAGAATCCTGTACCACAAAATCGTACAGACCGGTGCCGTAGACCTGCGCACACCCCCGGGAATCGAGGATGATAGGTTGTGCGGCCGTTGTTCCGGCGTTGCCGTCAGTGTAGAGGGCCTTGAGAGTCGTGGTGCCCGTTTCGTAATGGTACACCTTGCCGCCCGCCAACGGTGCCCCGCCAAGATCGCGAAGCCCGGAAGCGAGAAGCTGGATCAGATTCTTGGTAGCCATGTCACAACTCCTTTACGACCAGCATGGCGAGATCCGCCACACGGTTCAGCCAGCCCTTGAGGAGCTTGCCGGACTTCGGGGTCTTTCGTATCACCCGAAAATAGTACAGCACGCGCCGGGAAAGCAGGGCAAGGGGGTCATTCAGCATTTCCCGGTTCCATACCTTCGCACTCACCACGCCGCAGTTCACCGCCGTATCGAACACACAGAGGGCGAGGGGGAACGGGAGGGCCGGACAGCCCGCCGGTTCCCAATAATCCCGCCGGTAGATTTCAGCGGCCCGCTCCCGGGTCATTTTGCCGATGTTCTCGCGGGGATACGCCCGGCGGGAGATCCCGAAGTTTGTCTCGCCGCCCGGGTCGTCGGGGTCATTCGTGTAGCCACCTTCCCACTTCAGCACGAAGGCGAGAGAGCGCTCAAAGGCGTCATTCATCTTTCTGGTCCTCCGGGTCCATCTTCATCAAGGACTCTAGGTCCTCCTTGTGCATCCTGCAATGGAAGAGCACGATCTGGTTGACCTTGAGCTTCAGCCGGTACAGGCTCTTGCTGACCTTCACCAGTTCCGTCTCGGCTTTGTCCATCCGGTCGAGAAAGACCCTGAGCCGCAAGTAAATTGCGATGAAGGTGGTAGCTGTGATCAATCCTATCAGAACGCTCGGAAAGTTCGCGGAGAGCCAGCTGGTTAGCATCGCTTCGGTGATGACCATATTCGATCCTGATGAGTAGGATAATGCCCGCTATCAAAAGCATGACGTCCATAGTGCCCGCCTCGCCTGCCTTGAATTATTTCTTTTTCTTGCCGGACTTTTTGCTACCTTTGCAAGGCACGGTCATTCCTCCTTTTTGAGGTATTCCGCCATGCGGGCCTCATGACGCTTGGTGATCTCTTCAGCGAGCTTCTTCGTCATGCCGGTGACCTTGAAGGCGTCCATCAGCGGGGGCTGGAGCTTCATGGCTGCCACTGCATCCTTCACCATGGGCCGGATCTCTTCAGCCGACAGGGCAACGGATGCCTGCATGGGAATCAGGTTGGCCGCCTTCGAGGAGTTCACGTAAAGCTGCACCCCGCCCGTGGCAGCCTTCACGGCTTCAGCTTCCTTGACGGAGTTCACGACGGGGCGCAGATCCTCGGGCAGACTATCGAGCACGGCACCCTGCCAATCAACCGTCTTGAGCCATGCGACGAATTGTCCGAGCAGATCCTTAGCCCCAGAGGCATTGGAACTGAGGAGGGCGCGGAACACCTTGTTCCAGAACGTCGGGGAATAGATGTACCCCTCGGCGAAGGCGGCCGAGCGCAGAACAATGTTGTGCAGGGCTTCGTTGAAGTCCTTCTCGAGCCAGTCGGGGATGTCCCGACCGGTGCGCTCCTCGATGCTGTCGAGAATACGAGGGATGTTCTTGTCTGCGGATTCCTTGAGGCCGGGGAAGATCGCTTTGAGCTTGTTCGCGAGCCCCTTGGCGATAAGAACCACGACGGAACCGCCAAACAGACCGAAAAGGAAAGAGTTCATGAGATACTCCTTATACGGAGAACACGGTCAGCGAATCGCGTGTGGAAGAGCTTTTTCGCTTGGCCGCATCCTTGAGTTTCTCGAACTTCTGTTCGAGGTAGACCGCCCGCTCCGTGCGATTGTATTCGTCGGCAAGTCGGGCCGCCAGACCATACACTACCACATCACACCAGATTTCGTCCTGAAGGAGTTCATCGGTTCCATAGTTCAGATTGTAGTACTTCGCCATGACGCGGTAGTACAGCGTGTATGCCTGCGCAGGCTTCGGGTAGATCGAGAGACTCACCTGTGCCACGTTGGTTGCCGGGTCCCGCCAGAACTTCGCCAGGGCGACAGCGGGGAGGGCGTCCGAGGTGCTCTTGAACTGGAGGGTCGAATCGTACCAGTGAGCATCCACGAGACGAAGCGGAATGTCCTGATTCGTCGAGTCACGCAGGAACAGGTTGTAGATGTCGAGGATGTCCGAGGAACCGGTGAGCACCACTTCCTGTTCATCAGCGGCAATCACCTGCGTGCGCTGCACAAACAGCCACCGGAATTCGGTATCCGTCTGCATGTGCTTCATGAAGCGCTCGAGGGCCTCGGCTCCCGTGTGGATCTGATCGTTGGTGGGCAGCTCACCCTCGGCAAGCACTTGGCACTTCCGCAGGGCCGCCGCGATGATGTGATCCCGAGTGCAGACGCGAGTGTTGTTCTGGAGGCGCGTGAATACCGCAGCAACAGTAGAATGGGTCTGAAGATCCAGAGTATCCCCTGACGTGATGGGGGAACCATCCACCGTCAGCGAAGCCAGCTCATAGCCGTCATTCGGGGTAGCCGTGATGGTCTGCCAACCGGGATCGTATGCCCCGGCCGCAGGAGTAACCGTTCCTGAGCCAATGATCCACTGTGACAGTGCAATCACATATTCCTCCCCTATTGGAATGTTGGTTTCAAAATAGACCCGGGTCGAATTCTCCCGGCTGGCGATGAACATTCGGAGGGGGTAGGTTTGGCCGGGCGTCAGCCCAAGCGTATCGAGATCCACTCGTGCGACGGCGGCAGGGTTAGCACCACCCCCATCACCCCACTTACGGTGCAGAACTTTCTGCCCATTGATGTACGCAAGTGAGTCGTTGTGGGCAAACCAAACGAGATACTGCCCGGGCTGATAGACAAAGCCCAGCGAGTTCGATTCCCACGCCCAGAAGTAATTGTGCGCCGCCCCCTCGTTGCCATAGAGCAGCCCATCCAGAGGGTGAAACCCATTGACATCCTGATCCAGTTTCCAAACCCCGGGGGAAACCTCGGGCAGAGTGATCGTGTATTCCATGTTCTGCGGGCTGTTCCACCATTCGGCAACGGTAGCGGCAGAGGCGACAGGCGTTCCTGTGGCCCCTCCATGCGTGCCAAGCTGAGGCTTACCTTCCGCCGTCAGAGTGGCGGCAAACTCGCCAAGGGGGTAAAACGCCCACCACTGGTTGCCGAAGTCCTCGTTGATGCCGGGCGGCGTGCCGTAAGTCCACCTTTTCCAGTCGTGGATACGACCGGGCAAAGTAAGGTCAGCCATGGGTCACCTCCGGGTTACCAACCGCTGATGGTCATGGTCGCGTTGGTAGTGCTGTTGGAGAGTAAGGCGAAGCCGAGAGTGCGTTGATCGAGGTCCAGTTCACGCCATTCGAGGTAACTGCCGGAAGCGATTTTCTTGCCGACATAGACGGCCCCGGTAGCGATGTTGTTGGGATGATTCACGATGATGTCATTGGCGAAGGCGTTCACCTGAAACCCCCGGCATCCGGGCGGCAGGACCACGTAGGAGCTGTTCGGGTGATTGGCAACCCAAGTGGTGCTCGACGCGGGAGCCTCCCGGTAGATGTATGTCGGGGCATCCGAGCGAACCGTGAGCGTGACGCTGCCGGTGAACGGAACGAATCCGGCATTCTGCTCCTCGTCGGAGAGGGCAAAGACCGGGGTGACAAACAGGGCTACGACGAGGACGGCCCAAAGTAGACGTTTCATAGGGTGCTCCTTTTCTGGCTCCTCAAGCAGGCCGCCCCCGAGGTCTTGAACGATCCGGGGGCGGCGTTGCTCACTCAGAGGTTTACCGCTGCACGTGGGCGATGATCCGAGCCGCAGCGGTCGTGGCGCCCGTCGCGTTGTTCACGACGTAGATGTCGGGCTGGGTCGTGCCGGGCCAAATCGGAATGGTGACGAGACCTTTGTCGGCCAGCGTGGGGAACGCCCCATCAGCCGAAGTCTTGACCGAGGACGGCCCGTAGTTGAGAGCACCGGAAGCCACAATCGTGACTGCCACGGTGCCGGTCGGAACGGTGCCGATCTTCTGGGCGGTGTTGGTCAGCGCAATCGTGGGGGTGCCGAGGGCCGCGTAGCCCGTGATGCCGTTGTCCTGCACGGCGGCCGGGCGGCCCTTGGCGATGGTGCTGATGCTCTGGGCATCGAGCTGCGAGCCGAAATACGCCGCAAGCAGCGTCAGAACCATGAGTAGAGGGATGCGATTCTTCATCGGGATTCTCCTTGTACTGTAAGGGGCTCAGGGCCTTGCGACCCCGAGCCCCGGGCTATCGTCAGGCCGGGACGTAGCAGGCGACGGCCTGCGCGAGGCGGTGGTTCGAGCCGGTCGTGTCGTCCTCGTCGAGGCGCAGGGCGGCAACACCGTAGATCATGTCGGAGACCACGAAGGTCGAAAGGTACTCGATCGCGTACTGGCTCTGGGTGCGCACGTCCATCTGGATCGCGGAGCAGACGGAATCCTTGTGGGCCAGGATGGCGACCTTGTAGGAGGTCGTGCCGTCAGCAGCGAGAACGGTCGGCAGATTGGTAGTGACCTTCACGGGGATGCCGTAGATCTCACCAAACGCGCCGGACTGGATCTCCTTGGTGCGGCCGATGTTCTGGAACAGCGTGAACTTGTCGATGCCGAGGAGGGCGTTCTTCTGCGAGGGCGGGATGAACAGGGCCACTTCGTTCATCGGGGCCAGGTTGTCCTCAAGGGTCTGAATCATCCGCCGGAGTCCCTGATCGGTGATGTCGGCACCGTTGCCCGCGTTGGCATTGGCCGTGGAGGACCACTGGGTCTTGCCGTCGGAGCCGATGACCTTGTACGCGGCGGCGAGGGTGGCCGGGAAGAGGGCGAAGAGGTCGGTGTCGAGCTGTTCAGCGAGGGCATAACCGGCTTTCTTCGTGTACTCGCCACGGATGTCGTACCGGCTCTGGGCCATGAGCAGGTCGCTGTATCCCCTGGATACTTCTTTGTGCTTGTCGAGGGTGATGGTCTTGAGACCTTCGGCGGCGACCTGCAGGGTGATGGGGGCACCGACCTGCGACACGTCATTGGCCTTGAGGTTCGAGATCAGGGGGATGATGATGGTATCACCCCTCTTCCCCTTGTGGTTGATGCGCTTGAAGAATCTGGCCGCGACAAGGTTCTTCTCGCGGGAGATCAGGATCTCATCGCTCCACATTTTCGGAATGAAGGTGTTGGCAGCCGCCTGCGTGTTGCCAGCAGAGCCAGCGCCGCCGGTGCCGATGTTGGTGATCGTGTTCCAAGTCGTCATGGTGACGTGTTCCTTTCAGATTACTTGATACGACCCTCGCGGTAAGCCGCAAGGATCTCGGGTTGCCGACGTGCATACTCCTCGGGCCGATAGAGCATCATCTCGGCAAGCTCGGCCTGCTTGAAGATGACGGGCTTCGACGCCCCGGGGGTCGCTGACGCGGCGGGTACTCCTGCCGCCGGGCCGACCGGGATACGCCGGTCAGGGGCGGGGGCGGCGGGCGACGAGGGGCTGGGGGCCGGAGTCCCTGCGCTTCCCGTGGTTGCGCCTGTCGCCATTTCGTACGATTTCATGATGAAATTGAAGGTGTTGATGTCTTGATCGGCCACCGCCGCAACGTGCTGGGGCACGTTCGACGTGAGCCATTCCTTGAACTCGGGCGACTGGATGATTGCCTGCTTGGCGGCAAACGCCTGCTGGACCTCATTCATCCGGGCCACCCCGGCGAGTTCAGCCATGAATTCCTGCTTGGCCCGGGCGATGACCTTCTTTTCGCGCTCAATCGGATTCGTCAGAATCTCGCTGAGGGCTGCCGTCGGGTCATCCGGGTTCTCGGCAGGCTTGGCCGATTTCGCAGCCGCGTCCATCTCGGGCTTCAACACCCGCTCGGCGAACAGCTTCCGGTACATACTGACCTCGGCATCATGCTCGCCCTTGAGGCGTTCAATGTTCTGATACGCCTTGTACAGCTCGACCTTGGATTTCCCCTTGAAACGGGGATCGTCGATTTCGTCACTTTCCGAGGTCTCGGTTGTCGCGGGTGCGGCCGGGGCCTCGGGGGGAAGAGGAACTTCGGGGGCCGGAGCAGGCGCCGGGTCGGTTGTCGTCTCGGGGGGAAGAGGAACTTCGGGGGCCGGAGCAGGCGCCGGGTCGGTTGTCGTCTCGGGGACGGCCGACGGGATGGTACCAGCAGGGCCGGGCTCATAGACCGGATTGCCTTCAGAGACCACTTCAGCGACATCGGCGATGATCGCATTCTCCTGAAGGCTGGCCAGATCGAGCTTCGGTTCCTCGGGGGTGCCGAAACGAATGGTGGATGCGCGATTATCCGAGGTTTTCGGGTCGCTTTTCTTGGGGAACGCCATGTCCTAAAACTCCTTGCTATCGGGGCTCTCGCTGGAGTTGTCCCGAGTTGTCACGAATTGATCCAGATCATCGAAGTCACGGAGGACACTTCGATAGGCCGAAATCTCGCCCTGCAAGCGGTTCAGGTGAAGAGGAACCTCTTCAACCTCAAGGTCGGCCTGTACCCTTGAGATTTCAGCGTTCAGATACTCCACAAGACCCGCGAAGTGCGGGCTGTTGCGGAGGTTCAGAAGCTTCTCGGCGGTCTGTCGGTTCATGCGTTTGGTGTACCTCCCGGCGCACTCATGGGAAGAACCTCACTCGGCTGAGTACCACCCGACTGAGTGAGCGGGGCAGTCGATGCAGCACCTGCCGCCGGAGCCTCTGCGCCCATGATTCCTGCCACGGCAGGAGGGAGAGCCTGGGCAGCAGCTTGTTCCTGCGCGACCTGCGGGTTGGCAATAACCACATCGGCATCATCGAATCCAAGTCCTTTCCAGACCTGCTTCAGCAGATACGCCCGGTTGGTGATCGGGCCGTCCATCGGGTTTGCCGTCATCTGAAGAAAGTTCATTGTCTTGCCCACCTTGTCGCGCATCGCCATCGTGGCGAGGCCCAGCGGGGTGAAGTCGTAGTCGCCCATCAGATCGGGGCTCTCGATCTCGTACATCTGCATCGCGCCCGTGGACGGATCGACGACATGGATGACTTCCTGCTTGTTCGGAAACTCCTGAATGATGCGGGCATACCAACAGAGAACGGGCTTGAGCACATTCGTCTCAAAGCTCTCGGCAATCGTGCGGATGATGCCCATCGACTGACCGAGCAGGGAAGAAACTTCGGTGGCCGTCTGCTCGCCACGCATCGGCTTTCCGCCGATCAGCTCGGAGATACCATGCGCGGAGCGAATGTACCGTTCGTAGTCTGCGGCCTCCTGATAGGAGCCGGATGTCACGTCGGGGATCACAAAGGGAACGAGCACGTCCTTCGGGTTCGTCTCGCAGAGGATCACCTTGCCGGGGTAGAGCCCCAAGTCCTGCCCGGAGGTCAGCTTGCGGCGATCGGCACCGAACACCTGATTGATCGCGAGGGCCTTGTTGTCGATGCGGCTCCGCACAGTGGCGTTGAGGGCCTTCTGGGGGCCGGAAGCCATCTCACAGATGCCCATGCCATAGAACTCGCCCGCAACCTGCTCGAACCGGTCCATGACAATCGGGCGCTCGGTGATGCCGAACGGAGGTTCGAGGCTGGAGGGGTTGAGAACCTTGCCGCCGGAGACGATGACGACCAGCTCGCGGCCTTCGAACGGGGAAGGTTCCTCGGCCTCAGGGCTCTCGGGGTCCATCGTGCCTTTGGCCCCCGAGGAGCCAAGCAACCCGGCTTCCTTCAAGACCTCGGGGGGAATCCAGCCGAAGTATTCGAGAACCTCGATGGGGTCTGTCTCTTCGGCGGATGAAGAAGTGATGCCCGAATACTGAAGCCGCGTGCGGAGCGTGTCGGTTGAGTCATTCGGGCTCCCGGTGGCGTCCTCTTCGGGCATGATTTCAATAACACCCCGGTCGCGCATCTGCGCCACGCTGGCGTTCGTGTGCCTGGACCGGATGATGATGCCCTCAGCCTCGCCGGGTTGGACGCCGGTGGCCTGCGGAGGGGCAAAAAGGTTGTAGATCGAGACGGGTTCGAAGCATGGCCGGATGTAGTCCGTCTCCTGCCGCTCGCGGTTCACGTTTTCAACCGGCTCTTCCTGCATGGTGAACGGGTTGAGCTGGGTGCTCATCGTGCGGGAAGTGACGACGCGCTGCTTCGTCTCGACATAGGAACGGACGCGAGCGAACGCGGTCCCGTAGATACCCTCTTCGGAGACGAAGAGCTTCACCTTGGCCTTGAACTTCTCGCGATCCATGATCCAGCGCATATACTGGCGCAAGATGGCGGGGCGAGGGTTGTAGAAGTGGTTGGGCTGAAGGTCGAAGAAGGGATCGGTCGCGAAGATCGTCTGCATCATCGAGCTGACGAAGTTCGTGACGGCCTCCTTCGTGGCGGGCATCTTGAGTGTTGAACGCTCGGAGGACTTGGTTTTATCCTGCGCATCGGGGATGCAGCGCCACATCCGGTAGTACTCGAGCCACTTGGCTTCGAGACTAGTACGGGCGTCGCGCCAAACCTTGTACTTGCCCTGCACGTAATCGGCGAGGGCGTCGATACGGGGCTCGGGAGGGGCGGCCGGGCCACCGGGACCGATGAGTTCGTCGAGCGAGGGATTGCCGAGCGTGAAATCCACAGAGGGATCGACCGTCGGGACCGAAGCCTCGACGGGTTCCGCGCTCTGTACGGACGCACGCTTCACGGGTACCAATTTATCTGCCATTTCTTCCCCCTGCCTTCAAGATACACGGAGAGCCGCTGTTGGTCAACCCGGGTACTCTCGAACGTCGGGCCAGTCAGTACCCGGTCTCCTCATCGCGGGGAGTCCACTCGCGATTGATCCACTCGGAGCCCGCATTGGGCGGCACGTAAGCGGCTGGGAGCTGAACGAGACGGCGGGTGGCCTCGATCAGGTGGTCGTTGGCATCGACGGGCTTGTTCAACTCCGTCTTGTCCTTCGCCCCGGCCTGTTTCCAGTCCTTCCACACGTACCGCTGCATCTCCCACACCGCACGCTCGCAGTTGCGGAACCAGAACAGGCTGGCGAGGCCGTTCTTCGACTTGAGGGCATCCTTCATCTGGAGGATGCCGCCGGAGAGATCCTTGGAGCCGAGTTCGAGGATGATCTGCTCGGCCGCGAGGCGATTTTCGATGATCGTGAACGTGGAATCACCACGGTTGGTGTCGCCTTGGGACGAGGGCTCGATGAGCACCAGTTCGAGCTTGTGGGTGTGCTTGTGGAAGTCGATCAGAGTATCCGCGACTTGGTCGGGAGTCTGGTGCTTGAAGGACTCGGAGACCACGAACTGGTTGCCTCGGGGATCGACGGCCATGAACACGATGGCCTGCTCGGTGCGCGGATGCGTATCGACCGAGGCGTAACAGGTGTAGTTCGGCGGGATGTCGAACGGGTTGATGACATGCTTGGCCTTGTCGAACTCCTTGAACACGAGGCCCTGAAGGTGCAGGAACTTGCCGGACAGGCGCGTCTCCTTCTCCTCGTCCGACAGCTTGCTCTCGAACTCATCGAGGGCCTCTTTGGAGACATGGGGGTTCTCGCGGGAGTGCATCTGCATGGTCCAGATCGTCGGGTCGGGCTTGTTCACGATCTCATCCGCGATCCACGCCTCTTTCAGCGGGGTCATGGAGAAGATCGAGATGCCCTTGTGATCGACAAGACCACGGATGTTGGCGATGTAGTGGGAGCGGGGCGGGGGCTCGTCGTAGACGCAGACATGGCCGTCCCAGCCTTCCATCATCGCGGAATCCTGCTGGTAGGTCAGCAGGTCGATGACGGAGCCGTTGGCGAAAATCCAGTGGGTTTCGACGCCGAACGAGTTCTTCTTCTTGGCCACGATCCACTCGGGACAGACATACTTGCGCAACTTGGGGATCTGGACCTGCTCCAAGGCGGTCATGTCCTCAGCCAAGAGACGGATCTTCACCGGAGGGTCGAAGCGAAGCTTGCCCGGATCGGGTGGGTTGGCGAGGGCCTTGAGCACGTGTCGCATCTCGACGTTCGACTTGAACGTGCGCTGGATAACGGGGGTGGGCTGAAACCGGGGCGGCCTTCGTCCCGCTGCATCCGCCGCCATCTTGTCCACCTCGAAGCGCGTATCGGTCGGCTGGAATTGGGCTTCCTGCCAGCCCTCCCACATGCCCAACGCGCGGATCGGTTCGGCGAACTCATGGGGGAAAGCCGCCGTGACACCGCCGTCGGGATGGACGGCAGCCTTCAACGGCGGGGGCAGATGAACCGGCTTCGGGAGAGGCACCCAGGGAAGGCGGCCGAGGGCCAGAGAGACGGCGGCCGCCACAGCACACTCAGTTTTGCCGCTGCGGTTGCCCCCTAACAATACATACGTCGTAAGAGCGGAGTCACGAAGGGCGTCGAAGAAGAGCTGCTGACGGACGTGGGGCTCGAAGCGTTCGAGCTTGTGGCTCTCTTCATACTTCCGCGCCTGTTCGAGTAACTCGGCCTTGCGGGCCTTGGCTTCGAGCAGAAGCGCACGGAGCCGCTCGGGAGAATCGACCGGGCGGCCTCCCTGCGATGCGACGTGCTTTTCCTTCTTCGGGCTCACGGGGCCTCCTACGGGCGAAAATGGTGGGCCTCCACGGCTCACGGGCGGCCCAGATGCCAAGATACCACGGCACCGGGCTTCTGGCAACCTTGGGCCGGGCCGGTATTTTGGTGCGCGAGGTTCGTGGCTCCTATGACCCTTTTATGAAATCCTTCCCCGCCCCTACCCCTCGTCTCGCGTCGCCACAACGACCAGAGAATCAAGGCCGACGGCCGCCACAACGACCAGAGAACCTATCAGGTTATTGATAGGTTTACGTAATGTATCTTATCAGCCCTTGCAAATGCCCTGTAACCCGCATCAACACAGGATTCTTGAAATACCGTACCCTGGATGCCCTGATAACGCAAAATGTCCGTGCACTGGGAAGGGTGGCGGCCGACGATCTAGGGGCACCCTGGGACGTCAGGAAGAGTGGCGGCCGTCGGCCGCTCGGCCGCTTGTGATCGTCGGTTTCAGGGGGGCATGGTGCGTAGAAGCGCTGTTGATGCCGCTCTAAGCCTACGGGATGCCTGGAACCTTGAATCCCTGGGAGTAAATATGGAGTGTGGTAAATTTACCACACCCCTCGACCCAATGCTACTATATGCTACTTAGCGCTACTCTACGTGCTACCTAGTGCTACTGGTTACAATTCAGCCTTCGAGCGTCCAGCGTCCAGCCTTCGAGCGTCCAGCGTCCAGCGTCCAGCATC